TAATTACAGTTATGATCCAAAAAATATAGATAATGCCACATATGATTTAAATAAACGAATACATAATGTTACGACATATGAAATTTTAAATTCTTACGATTCATTGGGAGCAATTAATTCTGGTATATTTGCCAATAAATTAATATCTGTGGATCCAGTCACAAGACGTTATAAAGAAACTAACTTTGATTATGCTGGTTATATTCAGGAAGCCACGATGTTAAACGAACATCCAATCACCAATACATTTAAAAATAGATTTGGTGAAGGAGTTAACCAAACTCCAGAAGCAGTAACAAAATTAATATTCTCAAATTTTGAACAAAACTTAGTACCTTACATTGCTGCTCAGGGGCCTGATTCTGTTGGTAAAGACATTTATGCTGAAACTTACATACCATATAGAACAGCACAGTTAGCATTGGCAAATTATACAAGAGTTAAAATTTCTGTACCTGGAGATCCTGGTCTTACTATTGGTACAAACCTTAACTTGTCTTTATTGTCTAAAAATCCTAACAACAAAGAACCTGATCCGTTTTATTCTGGAAAATATTTAATTACAGCAGTTCGCCATATGATTACAATGAATGAATACAAAACTGTGCTTGAGATTACAAAAGAAAGCACAACTAAACAGTACGCTTCACCAGACAATAATTCTGCTCTGTGGCAGAATACGGTTAAAGGAATTACATAATGTCTAAAATGATTAACAACTTTGCCGGCCTAAATGGTTTTGTTTGGTGGGTTGGTGAAGTAGAAACTAGAATTGATCCGTTAGGTTTAGGCCGTTGTCAAGTTCGTATTTTTGGTTGGCACACAACAAATAAAGAGTTAATACCTACGGATGATTTGCCGTGGGCACATCCAATATACCCAATAAATAATTCAAAATCGTTTTCTGCACCAATGATAGGAGATTGGGTTGTTGGATTCTTTATGGATGGAGAATCTGGCCAATTTCCTATAATGTTTGGTGTAATGCCCGGTCTTAAATAATAGGAGTTAAAATGAACGCTCGTGATGGAATTGCATTATCCAATGATATAAACAGAAAAATAGATGCTGGTACAGTTACAGCTAGCCAAGCACAAGGTTATATTGATGAATTAACACCTTATTTGGATTTTACAAATCTTGCTAGCAACATTCAATATACTATTGACCGATTGAAACAAATAAAAGCACCAGTTACGCCAGTAAAACCAAATCTTGGAACAGCAGAAAAGCCACCAGTAAGTCCTTATACTGGCATATTCAATGGTGCTGGCCAACCTACCACTCCTGCTCTTGGCATAGGTCAGGTTGCAAATACTGCTATTGGTTTTACTAATAGTACACTATCTCATAATTGTGATTTTAGTCTAGATATTATTAAAAATAATCAATTAAAACGGTTTTTAAATTCTCAAGCAAATAATATTAGAGATGCAGTTCGAGCAGTAATGAAAGCATTGGGTTTTTCTGATGCAACAGGAGAAAGTCAATGGTTATTAAGTAAACTTAAAGCAATTACTAGAGCATTAAAATATATACAAAAAAATGTAATACAACCTATTCTTGATTTTGAAGCTCTTGTTGTTCAATATATCAAAAAAATACAAGATATGATTGCCTATATTTTAAGTTTGCCTGGAAGATTGTTAGCTATGTTACAGGATTGTTTAAAAAATCTTTATGCAGCAGTAGGTAATGCTTTGACCGATATTACTGGTGGTGCAAGTGGTGGGTTTGGTGATGAACTTAAAGCTGCTAAAGAAGTTGCTCAAACATTTAATCAAACTCTTTCTATGGCAGCAACAGCGGCTGCAGGTGCCGTAGCAATTTCTAGTACAGTTACTCAATTGCCCAATGTTGCAACGCAGTTTAAAAAAGGTATATAATGGATAATCCATCATCGACTTTATGGACACAACCTGAATCGGCAGCTAACGCTGATACTCAGCCCGAATACCCATATAACAACATACAACAAAGTGAATCTGGACATTCGTTTGAGATGGATGATACTCCAACCCGTGAGAGAGTTCGGATATCTCACCGCTCAGGTACTTTTATCGAGATGCAACCCAATGGTGATGAAGTACATAAAGTTTATGGTACTGGATATGAGATTACAGTTAGGGGAAAAAATGTGGAAATTAATGGTACTTGCAACATTACCATTAATGGCGATTCAAACATCCATGTTTTAGGTAATAAAAATGAAAAGATTGATGGCAACTATAATCTTCAAGTGGTAGGTGACATGGTTGCCAGAGCTGCAGGAACCAACGGTATGCAGTTAATCTCAGATAACGACATGACTATTCAATCTTCTTCAAGTTCGACTGGTGCAATGTATCTGTCTGCCGGAGACCATATATACATGGCGTCAGACTTAGAAGTTGGTGGTGCAATATCTGGAGATACCATTTCGGCCGAATCTCGTATTAATGCCGGCACCGGATTGTATGCCGGACCACTTGGTGTTTATTCAGTAGGACCAATTACTTCTTTGATATCGGTACAATCACCACTTGGTGAATTTGGTATTATGGAGGCCACTTTGATGACTGATACTATTAATAGTAACATCTATAATACTCATGTGCATATTGGTAATAGAGGATTTCCAACCAGTAAACCTTTGACCGGTTTCTTCGGAGTTTAATTATGTCAACAGTTAATAATGCAACAGGAGTATATGCAACACTAGGTTATAGTTTTAGTGACCCAAATGGTTATGTGGAACCACTTTCTGCTAACGCTGTCGGTCATTTAGAAAAGCAACCTGCTTTTATTCAAACATGGCAAGCACAAGATATTGCAAATAATGCTGTAGGTGATTATTTTCAAAATCCTGTATTAACTTATGTAAATACAATTCTTACAACCGCCAATACAATTGCGGCTAATATTGCAGTATCGAATTGTGCGGCTTTAGCAACTGCGCAAACGGCGTGTAGAACTTTGTCTACGACATCGGTAGCTTTTAATGCTCACACTAATAGATTGTCTGGAATAACTCCGTTTAATGGTGAAGATGTAACCAACCCCTATTATGAAACAGCAATTTCTTTTGGAAAAACAGCACTATATATCACCAATCAAACGGATAACATAACCAATACATCACCTATCTTGGGTAGTTTTGGTAGTATTTTGATTGGACCGCAAATTAGTAATCAATCCAACACAATTTACCCATACATTGCTTTGATTGCCAATAGTATTAGTGGTGATCCTGAGGTTGGTCAAAACACATCGTTAACTGTAGCACAAATTAACCAGATTGTATCGGATATATCAAATACCAACACTCTACTGTCATCTCAGAGAAATGCAGACGTAACATTTTATGGTAACCTAAAAACATTTTCCGACAAGTATAACACAGTAAGACAATTTTCAAGTATGGGCGAAACTCAAACTTATCTGTGTAACAACTTTATTGGCACCAACAAGTTAATTACACGAATTAATTCATAGGAAGCATCATAAATAATAAATGGCAACACTAACCAATCTTTATTCCGATTTAGACTTCACATTCAACCTTGTTCCTGGTTCGAAAGATGTTGCTCGAAGCTTTGATGACCAAGCGGTTATTCGTTCGGTTCGTAATCTTTTATTGACCAATTTCTATGAAAGACCGTTTCAACCAGATATTGGTGGAAATATCGACAAACTTTTATTTGAACCGGCCACCACTTTGACGGCCAGTTTAATTAAAACTGAAATTGAAAATGTTATAACAAATTATGAACCTAGAGTACAAATAGAAGATATTACGGTTACCGGTAATATTGATGAAAACTCATTTACGATTAATCTAACATTTTACATAGGAAATAATACCTTGCCAACATCGGTAAATATACTTCTTGAAAGGTCCAGATAATGGCATCTTCAAACAACAATATACAATTAACTGAATTAGATTTCAGTAATATCAAAAACAATTTTATTGCTTATTTGCAATCACAAGATGCCTTTAAAGATTATAACTTTCAAGGTTCTGCCATGTCTGTTCTTTTGGACATTTTGGCATATAATACACAATACAATGCTTATTATTTAAACATGGTAGCCAACGAGATGTTTTTGGATTCTGCCTTACAAAGAAGCTCGGTTGTTTCCCATGCAAAATTATTAAACTACACTCCAAAATCTTCTATTGCACCAACAGCATATATCAATGTTGCGTTTACTGGTGTTACATCTAGTTCTTTTACTTTGCCACGTTATAGTAATTTTATATCCGAATCAGTACAAGGCGTAAATTATAATTTTGTTTCTACTGACGCAACGACTGTTGCAACTTCTGGTGGTACTGCCAATTTTACCAATTTACAAATTAAACAAGGCATTCCAGCAGCATACACCTATACAGTCGATTCAACAATCAATCCAAAATATGTTTTTGAAATTCCTGATTCAAAAATTGATACAACATCAATTCAAGTTACTGTACAAGAAAATTCATCAAATAACTCTTATACAACTTATCAACCTGCCGGTAGTTTTTTAACTTTAACACCAACTGACCAAGTATACTTCTTGCAAGAATCACTAAATGGCAATTATCAAATTAGTTTTGGTGATGGTGTATTGGGTTATGAATTACAAGACGGAAATATCGTTGTGGTGACCTACATTTCAACTGATGGTACGTTGGCTACAGGTGCAAATAGTTTTGTTTTGATGGATAATATTGGAGGATTTACAAGTTCTTCCGTGACAGGAGTTATTCCTGCATCGCAAGGTGGCGATAAAGAATCCATCGATTCAATCAAATTTCAAGCACCTAAAGCTTATGCAGCACAAAATCGTGCAGTAACTAAAGAAGATTATATTACTGCTATTCAGCAAAACAATTTAGGTTTTGCTTTTGATTCTGTTTCTGTATGGGGCGGACAAGAAAATGAATCGCCAGTTTTTGGCCAAGTGTTTATCTCTATGAAACCAGAAGGTTCTTTTCTTTTAAATGATGCTCAAAAACAAAGCATTATTGATAATATTATAAACCCAATTAGCGTATTGACAGTAACTCCTACTATTGTGGATCCAGATTTTACTTTTATAAATGTTTCTGTTAATGTTGTTTACAATCCAAGTAAAACAACAAAAACAGCATTACAAATAGAAAATGGCGTAAAAGCAGCAATTGTATCTTTTGCAAATACTTCTTTAAATACTTTTAATTCAACATTTAATGGATACGATTTATTAAATACTGTTCAAAGTTATGACCCTTCAATTGTTAATAGTGAATATTCTTTAAAATTACAAAAAAGAGTACTTCCAAGTTTAACCGATTCATCAACATATAATTTATACTATAATACTCCATTGCAAAAAGGTGTTTTATTAAGTGGCGTTTCTAGTTCTCCTGGTCTACAATTTGTTAATCCAGCAAACACAGAAAACATTATTGATGGTGTATTTTATGAAGAAGTGCCAGCAACAACCTATGGTGTTGATACTATATCTGTATTGAATCCAGGATATGGTTATCAATCTGCACCAATTATTACTATTTTAGGTGATGGACAAGGTGCAACGGCTCATGCGGAAATTGCTGGCGGAACAATACAAAAAATTGTTGTAGATACTTCAGGTAACAATTATACTACTGCTATTGCAACAATCACTCCAGTCAACGGCGACACAACAGGTCAATTAGGTGCAGTTGTTGTTAACCTACAAGGACGTTTTGGTACATTAAGAACATATTATAATAATGTTACAAATGTTAAAACTGTACTTAATAATAATGCAGGAACAATTGATTATTCAAAAGGTATTATTTCGTTAGTATCTCTTGCGCCAGTTGATGTTGACAATGATTTAGGTGAACTTTCTGTTGATGCAACACCAGTATCGTCTTTAATATCTTCTTCGTATAATACCATTTTAACATTGGATAGCAGTAGTCCTGCAGCAATTACCGTAAATGTTATTGCTCAAAGTTAATAAATGATTCCAAATAATCAAAAAACATCTTTATTAATACCTCAACAATTACCCGCATTTATTCGGGAGGATTCGTCATACGCCACCTTTCTTGCTTTCTTAGAAGCATACTATGAATGGTTGGAACAAACCAATAATGTTACAGACCGTTCAAAAAATATATTAAATTATGCTGATATTGATAACACAACAGAAGAATTTATTAATTATTTTACTGAAGAATATCTTTCATATTTTCCTCAAGAAATACTTGCAAATAAACCTGCAGTTATTAAAATAGCAAAACAGTTGTATCAATCAAAAGGAACTACTGCATCATACAAGTTTCTTTTTAGAATTCTTTTTAATTCTGATGTTGATTTCTTTTTTACAAAAGATGCTGTATTAAAAGCATCTTCTGGTGTTTGGTATGTGGCTAAAAATCTTAACGTTGATACCTCAGACCAAAACTGGTTATTACTTAACAATTTACCGTTGGGTAGTTTAAGGGTGTTTGGAGAAACAACCAAATCATTTGCGACAATTGAAAATGTAATATTTACTGGCACAAAAATGCAAGTTTTTATTTCTAATCCAGTAAGACAATTTAATTCCGGTGAATTTGTTCGTGTCGTAGATTCAAATAATAAAGACTATATTATTGATATAGATGGAGGAAAGTACATACTTAGAGGCCCAATTGTTGGCCAAGTTAACCAAATAATTATTGATCCAAATAATCAAGGATTATTATATCAACCTGGAGATCCTTTAGTTTTTTATGGCGGTTTAAGTCCAGGATCAACTGATAGTGCTGCAGCAGAAGTTGCTACAACATCAAAAGGTTCATTTGCTTCTATCGGTCTTGTTAACGGTGGTTATGGTTACAGATTTAGTCCTAATACAGTAATTACCGTAAATGCAGATGCTCAAGTATTACCTAATGCAGTAGTTGGAACTGTTAATGCGGATCCGAGCCAACAAGCAAATGTATATTTTGTGCCAACAGATATTATTGCTACTGTAGCTAATTCATATATTGGAAATACTGCAGCAGGTTTTGGACCTCCACCATTAGGAAATAGTGTCTATAATTTTTCTATTAATCAAAGTGCTAACGCAAATACAACTCTAGCTAATGCATTTAGCTTTATAGAATTTACCACCTTTCCGATATCTTCAGTTTTATTAACATCTTCAGGTACAGGAATTTCAACTGTAAGAGAAATTTTTGCTTCGTCATATTATCCAGTTCAAAGTGGAGGCCAAGGAAATTTGGCCAATTTAGGTATTCTTGCACCTATTCAAATTCAAAGTGGTGGCCAAGGATATCGTGCAAACGACCAAATTGTATTTACTGGTGGTTCTGGTTACGGAGCTATTGCAAACGTAGCTTCAGTTAATATTGCAAACGGAAACACAATCACTTCGATAACTTATGTCAGAACGACACCGCAAAAGTTTGCTTTAGGTGGAATGGGTTATCAATATAGTCTACCATCAATATCAGTTAATTCTGCAAATGCTAGTGCAAGTGGAGCTGTTTTGTATGTTCCTAGTGTATTAGGTGTTGGTGCAACATTTTCAGCTCAAGGTGATAGACTTGGTGGAATTACATCAGTTACTATCACGGATCCTGGACAAGATTATAGTTCAACACCAAATATTTCATTGGCGGTACAAGACCTTTCAGTAGTTGTGCCGTCTACATTATTTTTACCAAATAAAGGTGATATTTTATTTCAAGGATCTAGTTTTGCGGCCGCTACTTATACGGCAACAGTAGATTCTTATTCCATTTTGTCTTTTAGTGGTAATTCTTCTCAAATAATTTACAATGTTCGAGTTTATAATTACTCGGCTAAACCAACTTATGGTGTGCCTTTAAAATTAAATTCAAACAATCAACAATTTATAACACTAACAAATTCATATAATACAATTAACACTGCTAGTAGGTATGATTCTGGTGGTGTTTTAACATACGGTGATGGTACTGCTAAAGCTACCGCAGTTTTTGTAAACGGTTTAAATAGTAGTTCCGGTCAATATTTAAATACTCAAGGTCAACCAAGCGGATTTTCAGTTTTACAAAATCAAGAATATAATAATTTTACTTACCAACTTACGTCAGGTGTAGAAATTGCCAAGTATCGTAAAGTACTATTGGATTTATTACATCCAACAGGTTTAAAAGTTCTTGGAAGATATACAATTGAATCGTTGGCCGAAACTGATTTTTCAACTTCTACTGGTTTCCATGAAGGATTCCCGTTGGCCTATTATACTGGTGCGCCATCGTTTGCCACAATGATTGCAAATACTAGCTACCCAAGTACCAATACAGTTTCTTTCACCTTTTTATATGGCGCAAACTTACAGCAAATTCTAGTAGTCGGCAACGAACTTTTAATGACAACCGCTAACGGTTTTGCAATTCAGTCTGAAATTGAATCGGTTGATGTGAGTTCTAATACAGTTACTTTGGT